GATTTGATGTTTTATGATCAATAATCCATAAAGAATTATCAATTCTACAAACCAAATCTGTTGTACCTACTACTTTAAGTTCATCTGAATATAAATGGATTTCTTGATCGATTAATTCAGGTTTATATGTTTCCCAAAAATCAACAAAACGTAAAAACATTTGCCAAATATTAGGATCATGTTGAGGAGTACCAAATTGATTTAAAAAGTTCATTTCTTTACCTTCTAAATAATCCTCAATCATTTCATGTACTTTGGTTCCATCTTCACCAGCTTTTCTAACAATATAATCAGCTGATCGACCCATGTTTTTTAACCATTCTTCAAAATGTTTACCTTTCGGATAACAGCTTAAAACGTGAGTGATTGAAGGATAATATTCTCCATTTCGTCTGTAGTATCTAGAATCTGGAAGGGTGATTTGTTTAGCATCTTCCGAGATTTCAAGGATACGGTTGTTGACTACTTTTACATTTCTTTTTTTCATAAAAATAATTTTTTCTCAAGTAATCCTGAGAATGTTAAGGGGTATGTTTCTTGAATTAAATTTGTGAAATTAGCGAACCCCATTTCGCTTGGATCTTTATCTTTCATATCTACAAGATATACTTCTTTACCTTCATTTATTAATCGTTCACAAAAATCTAAAGCTTGTTTTTGAGCATCACGATCGAGGGCAATATAAATCTTTTCAACAGAAGACATAACGATCTTCTTCATTAAGTTTGGTTGTATATTTTTGCCTAGTAGCGGTATTACGTTTCGTTTAATGGCTATTGCATCAAATGGTCCTTCACACAATATAAGCGGTAATTCCCAATTTATAAACAACTCAAATGGGATTATATCACGAGATACTGATGGATTTCTATATTTTACTGAGGGGGATTTTTCAAATGAACGTCCTGTAAAATAATTTAGATTACCTTTAGAATCATAAGAAGGAATGATAATCATATTAACATATCTTCCTTTATCACAATAACCTATTCCATATTTTAAAATATCTTCTTCTGTAATGCCTCTAGATTTAAGATATGCGGCTGCATGTCTTGCAGATATATCTGAAGAGTGGATATTAGTTAATAGTTTAAATTCTTTAGGTAATTCTAATTTATGTTCTGTTACTATTTTAGATTCAGGACCTGTGTATTTTACAATAGATCTTAAATCTGTCATTACGTCTGGGGGTACTTCTACTGCTTTAAATAGTTGATAGATTTTTTTACCTTTTTTATTACAAACCCAACAATGCCAAGCATTTTCACCTTTAGCATTTTCAGACATATTGATTTCTAGTTTTGGTTTATGATGGTGGCATAACGGACAATGGTAAGCATAATTACCTCTTGCCGTTGCTTTACCTGTTCCAAGCACAGAATTAGTCAGTGCAACTAGAGATTGATTTATCATAGTACAAATGTACTAATCCTTTTTCAATGGTCCAAAATCACGTGTGAAAAATTTTCCAAGAATATTATCATTGAAATACTCTAATGGATGTTCTAATACACCATATTTGAATAAGTATTTACATTCATAATACGTTAATAATTTTTTATTATTAACTACTTGAATAATTTCACGTTCAAACTCATCTACTCTTCCATCTTTAATAATTTCTAAAATAGGTTTAGCAGAACCAAAATATGTTTTCCAATCACTTTCTTTTGAAACTATCTTAGTAGTAGGTTTACGGCCAGGGCCTGTTTGTTCGGCCAATTCTTTCTTCGTTAATTTGCGTTTTATATTGTGGTATAGCGATTTTTTACCAATATACGACATCCCACTTGAAATATGAGTTGTTATGTATATAAAACCAAAAGCATCTTGAGGTAGTTCCTCAATTGAGGTAATTTCATTACCATTATATAACCAATTTTTCATAAATTATTTAATTTAATTATGATGGGATGTAATAAGCTGTCCACATTATAAATTCTGTTCCTGATCCTCCTGCTGTTTGGAATTGAATTGCACCTGTTCCTGAATTGTATGATCTTACCCATACTACGTTTCCAGACCCACCAGCGTTAAAAATAGTAGCATTTATGAATAATGAAGTACCTAATACTTTACTTTTTAAAGGGTCTGAGGTTGCTGTTGTTCCTATACTTCCCGTCATAGTAATAGAACCTGCAGCAACTGCTAAAAAATTACTTGATGGACTAGAACCACTTGGCATTATTGCTGGGGATACTATAGTAGTAGTAGTGGTTGCAAATGAAGATGATGTTGCAATTGAAGCACTTATTGCTCTTGAAGAACTAATAGAAAAAGAAGCACTAGTAGCAAATGAAGCACTAGTAGCAAACGAAGCACTAGTAACAAATGAAGCACTAAGAGCATAAGATGCGGATGTTGCTGATGTTGCTGATCCTGTTAGACTTCCACTAATAGAAACATCATATACTCCTGTTGTACCTCCACCAGCTGTTAAAGCATCATATAATTGAAGAATATCTGTAGTCTCAACTATATTTCCATTTACTATATTTGAAGAGTTTAAAGTTGCCATAATTATCTATCTATATTTATAAGTATTGTAGTGTCTGTTGTTGGTGAAACTGGGAGGGGTTGAGATAATTTACCAACTGCTAATAAATTTTGATATTCATCATATAACCCAACAGTAGTAATATAAGGGCTAAATGATGAACCAGTTACATTGTTATTTATATATTGTCCCGGAGTATAAAAAGTACCGATTGAACTTGTAATTGATGTACTTCCTGAGGTCATTGAAGGATTTAATGAAAAATTATATTCATTATCTCTTAAAGTACATTTATATTGTGTTTCATAAATCGTAAGAGAAGAGGAAAAAGAACAAGTTACATTAGATGAAGTAACAAAATTATTTATAATATCAACTGATCCTTCCCCGTATAAACCACCACCATATGTTGTATATCCATAACCATCCAATCCAGGACTACTATCACTAGTAATTATAGCTAACCCATGAGGATAAAATATCTGTCCACATATTTCTCCTGAGGATGATAAAATTAAATTTCCTTCTCCATCATCATATACCGATCCACTTGGACAGGTCCATGTAAATGAATTAGGTTGGATGTAATTTCCATATAATTTAGAAGGAATAGACAGTACTGCAATTTGATCTCCAGCTCCTGTTGGAAAAAACTTTTCGAAAGTTAAAGTAGATTGATTGTAATTGTAATATCTTCCATCAGATTGATTAGTACCTACCAATACATCTCCATCAGGTTGAGAACCGGGAAATATACTTGCTGTATTAGCATTATCCCCATATGATGAACTCAAATAATTAGAATAGTATAACTCTTGAATAGAACTATATACTAAAGTTTGATATTGAGTTGATATTTGACCTGTTGTTGGTGAAGTAGATGGGTTAAATAAAGTTCCGGATAAATTTGTTCCTAAAAATCTATCAATACCTACATCCGATGCTGTTAAAGCATTTCCTTGGTAGTAAAATGCTTTACTAACCTCAAATGGGGTTATTATTATATCAGATGTTAAAAATTGTTTGTAGGCTCCCATCCATTTTAGAAATCAAGCTTAACTCTAATTAATGCTTCTTTAGTAAAATCTTTTGGTAAAGGTCTTGACAATTTAGCAACGGCTAATAATTGGTTTGTATCATTATATAATCCAACAGTTGTAATATATGTTTGTGGATTGTTAATAAATGAACTATATAATACTTCACCTGTAGATCCGGAAATAAATGAAGGGTTTTCTGAGTAGTTATATTCTGAGCTTCTAGGTCTTACGAAAATAAAATCTGACGTTATTGATTCCTGAGCGTTTATATAAAAATCATTAGCTGCACCCGCAATAGCCATACCTCCGCTTATTGCATTCGCTAGTAAATTATTTGGGCTAGTAGTAGGAGCAGCTGATGCTGATGCTGAGCCACTATATCCTAAATTAATACCTCCACTAATAGCAGGAGCTCCTAATGCTAATGGATTTAAAATAATAGTTCCAATATCTGGTAAAAACCAACCATATGAACCTGAATTAGCTGAATATCCATCTGCTGTGTTTCTTGATGTGATTGGGGCTCTAACACCTGTTGAACCGGTAATTAATTGGAATACTCTACCAGCTTCAGTAAATTGAACAGATGTAACATAATTACTGTTGTCTGTTAATGTTATTGCTCCTCCTGATCCTGATCCGGATAAGGTAAGGGATAAAGAACCTAAAAATAAAGCATCTTTATATCTTGCTCTTTCAAATGTTAAAGCAAAAAATTGGGATGAAGTAATGGCTCCAAATGTAAAGTTTGTGTTTTCATCTCCAATTACTAAATCTTGCCATTGACCAAAAATAGTACTGGTTGGGGAATAACCATCAACAGCTGCGTTGTAATTTAAACTACCACTACCGTTTGAATTTCCAAATGCAATAGCAAATTGGACTGACTCAGTTGTTGCAGTATTATAAATATTTGTATAAAAATCTCCAGATGCACCTGCAATTTGTGCAGAGGAGGTAAATATTGCTGATAATGATGGAGAATCATTAGACCAAAGTGTAGAAGAAATAGCGTCTGTGCTTACTACAAAATCGTCTGGTTCGAATCTATTAAATGACATAGTTTATATATTAAGATACTTGTGTTACTGTTACTGGGATTGTTAATCTAGCTCCTGAGTCTCTACCTTCTACTGTTAATGTAGCTTGTAAGGTTGTATTTGTACCAAACAAAGTATTAATTGTAGTTGCTCTAATGTTAATTGTAGTTCCAACAACTGTTTTAGATACTGAGGTACCTAGAGTAGTTGTAGTATTAAGAGCTTGAGCTTGTGGTGTATTGATACCAATACCTTCAAATGTTGAGAACAATCTAACATCTGAAATTGTTGCTGTATATCCACTAGTTTCGAATGTATTACCACCTAAATAATTTAATGTTTGAGGAGTAATTGCTAATGAAGCACCTTGTTTAATTACAATTGAGTTGTAACCTAAATCAAGGATAGGCATTTTAGCGGTTCCACGAGGTAAAGTTACAAGTTTATATTTCATTACTTGTGTTGCTTGAGGAAATGCTTCTAACAGAGGCATATTCTCAATTGCTTGTCCATAATATGCAGAACCGGAGGGGTGGTTTGGATTGTAAAGTGTATAATCAATTTCATCATCAGCTAAAGCAAATTGTGTGATTCTAAAAGAACCATCATTTTGAGCCAATAATTGACGTCCTGTATCTGTTAAAATAGCGTCTATTGTTATTACTGAATTATTTAAATATCCCATTGTTTTAT